GACACGCTCCCTGACGGTGCGGACACATGGCTGGACCAAGCCGATGTGACGCACATCGAAGCGCTCGCGAAAACCAACGGCTGGACCAAGGAGCAGGCGCAATCCGCGCTCGAGCAACACGTCGACGCACTGGCGACACAAAGTCAGGCGTTTCGGACGGCGACCGAAGCCGATCCGATCTACGGCGGGGACCACCTCGAACGCACACAAACCCTCGCGCGTCGTGCACTCGATCGCGTGCGACCCGCAGGGACACCACACGGAGACGCGCTCCGCAGCTTGCTCACCAAAACCGGCTACGGCAACCACCTCGAAGTCGTGTCCCTTCTGGCCGACCTCGGGACATTGATGGCGGAAGACTCCCCCACCAGTAGCGGGAGTGGAGGCGGCGTGGCCACGAAGACGGCCGCCGAAATCCTCTATCCCAACATGGCCAAGGAATGACCGCCCTCACAGAAAGACGTGAGACATGGCAGCACTAGGCGTCGGGAACCTGACGATCGCCGACTGGGCGAAGCGGCTGGATCCTAATGGCAGTGTCGCGACGATTATCGAACTCCTTAAACAGAGTAACGAAATCCTCGACGACATGGTCTGGAAAGAAGGCAACCTCCCCACCGGACATCGCACGACCGTCCGGACGGGTCTCCCCGCGGTCGCGTGGAGACTCTTGAATCAAGGCATCACGCCCAGCAAGTCGACCACCGCGCAGATCGATGAGCAGTGCGGGATGCTCGAAGCGTGGTCCGAAGTCGATCTCGATCTCCTGCTCCTGAACGGCAACAAAGCGTCCTTCCGGCTCTCGGAGGCGAAGGCGTTCATTGAAGCCATGAACCAGGAGCTGGCGCAGACCATCTTCTACGGCAACGCGGGGCTCGCCCCGGAAGAGTTCACCGGCTTGTCGGTGCGCTATTCGCTCTCGACCGCGGCGAACGGCGAGAACGTCATCAAGGCCGGCGGTGCGGGTGCGGACAACTGCTCGATCTGGCTCGTCTGCTGGGGCGATGAAACCATCTCGGGCATCTTCCCGAAGGGTTCCACGGCGGGCTTGCTCCATCAGGACTTCGGTGAAGTCACCGTTGAAATGACGGCGGGCCTGCCGGGGTCGCGGATGCGCGCGATGCAGGAGCGGTTCCAGTGGAAAGCGGGCATTGCGCTGAAAGACTGGCGCTATGTCGTACGGATCGCGAACGTGGACGTGAGCGACGCGAGCGCCGCGGCGGCCGTGACCATCATCGATGCGATGGAAAAGGCCGTGGCGACCCCGCCGAACCGGCTCGGGCGTCCGGTGTTCTACATGAACCGCACCATGCAGCGGTTGCTGTCCAAACAAGAACGGATGGCGGTCGGCGCGGGCGGCGGCATCACCTACGACAACGTGGACGGCAAACGCGTGATGTTGTTCCAGAACATCCCGATCCGCATCGTCGATCAGTTGCTCAACACGGAAACGCTCGTCGCGTAGCCGCGGGCACGCACGAAAGGATAGCCATGTACATTGATGCGTTACTTCGGGTCAGCAGCGCGCAAGCCTTCGGGGCCGCCGCGGTGTCGACCAGTTCGATCGATCTCGGGGTGCCGGGCGGGGTCGTGCCGAGCGGCACGCCGCCGTTCCGCGAGATTGGCACCGGGGAGCCGATGGGCTTCGGGTTCCAGATTTCCACGAGTGGCACCGTCGCGGCGTCGCTCGTCGAGATCATCTCCACGACAGACGCCGCCTTGACGGCGGGCATTCTGGTCCATGCGGCAATCACCATTCCGCTCGCCGCCGCGCTGGCGGGCACGGTCTGGTTCATTCCGCTCCCACCGGGGACCCCCACGCAGCGCTATCTCGGGCTGCGCGTGACCACGGCCGGCGGCACCATCTCGGGCACTGCGTGGCTCACGAGTTGGTCGCTGTTCTCGTTGCTCGCAAAGAGTTACGCGAAGAACTATACCGTCAACTAGTGACAGTCGTTCTACCGGGTGGGCGTTGTCAGCGATCTGGCAATGTCCCATCCGGCATCGGTCTTTCAGAGGGAGTCAGCGATGGCGAAAAGTTCCACACCCGCACACGAATCCGCCCCCGCGAAATCGGGGCAGGGCGGCCTGATCCGCGTGCAAGCGATCGGCGTGGGGTATTACGACGACAAGCGGCGTCGGCGGGGCGACGTGTTCACGCTCGTGCCGCGCGAGGGCACCTGGCACGAGAAGGTCTACAAAGAGACCAAGGACGGCGCGAAAGAAGCGCAACGTGAGCCCGGCGGGGAATACACGCTGAAGGAAGTGGCACGCGTCCTCACCGCGGAGGAACAGTTCAGCAAGAAATGGATGCAGAAAGTCCCGTGGGCCACCCCGGAAACGGAGACGGGGCCGAATGCGGCGCTCCGCCAGCAGCATGACGAACTGGTCGGCGCCCGGAGCGAATCGGGCCTGATGGTGGGCGACGATGCGACCGGCAACAAAGACGTGCTCGGCGGCGTGTGAGTTGAGCCGGGCTGGGGTCCATCGATGGGAACACAGCGCCCGCTCACGCGCTGTGGTGATGGATGCCCGGCCCGCTCATTGTGACACGGAGTTCCTTGCGGTGAAAAGTAGCTGAGCCACGATGGCTAAAACGCAATTCTTGGATTTCGTCGTCCTGCTCACTGACAAGGACCTGGTCGAGACGCTGCAACACACGCAGCCGCCGCCCGTCGCCGGCATCGGGGGGCTGTTTGTCAGTGGCGGCGAACCGGGCCGGATCAATGTGGCGCCCGCGACGGCCGCAATCACCTACAGCGCGCCGATTCAGGAATTGATCCAGGTCCAGAACCCGCCGTGTATTCGGTCGGAGTGGTTCGCGAACACGGGCGGGCAAAACTTCCCGCGCGATCAGCGCACGTTCGAACGTTGCACGGGCGGTTGGTTCGGGATCTGTGGGCTCTTCGGCTCCCGCACGCGCTTCTACTGGCGCGGACGGTTTGAATACGCGCCGCCGTTGACACCGACTACGGCCGATGATGGGCAGGCCAAAGTCGCAATCGCGCAACGGCGCTGGATCGATGGCTTCGAATTGCCGGCCACGGGGGAAGGCGGCACGAGCACGATCAATCAGCACAGCCGTGGGGCGTCTCGACATCTGCAAGGGTTTGGGGCGGGGCCGCGCAACAGCGCCGGGATGAAGACGCATACGCCGACGGAGAACGGCGCCGCGGCGACGACGAAGCTCTGGGAACGGATCTACGTGCGGGTGCGTCGGTACCCGGTCAGCTCACAGCGGGTGTGGCGGAGTCACGGGGCCACCTCGAACGCCGCCGGCGCCATCCTCGACCTGATGAACGATGGCAAGCTCCGACTCCAGAATTCCGACAACGTCGGGACGCTCTACACGCACGCGACGCTCTCGATCCCGTTCGCGTTACACGTGTGGCAGCGGCTCGACCTCGTGTACGAATACGGCGCGGCGGCGAGCTTCCGCTTGTATCTCAATGGGGTGCTGCAGATCGAGCGGGTGGTCGCGAATTTCACCGGGCAGGGCGGCTTAGGGCAAGCGCAGAACATCGCAAGCGGGGAGATCGGCGGTGGCACCGCCGACGGACTCGGGATTGATTACGACGATTGGATCGGCGCGGACTGGCCCACGGCGGGCGTGCCCGCGACGACGACGCCAGGGCTGGATTGGTCGCGGGGCTCCCGCGTGGCGATGGTGGCCGCGAAGGCACTCGGCACGACGCCGGGGACGTGGGTCGGTGATTGGCGGTTGACCCGGCAGCGCCCGGTGGGCAACACCGCCCCGATCGCGCTGACCTCGTCGACCACGGGCGATCGCTTGACCCTGCTCACCGATGCCGATCTCGAAGTGGATGCGGTGGCGAACGCCGTCGGGTACGTGGCGCTCAACGTCGGCTTGTTCAGTTCACGTGTCGGGGGTGATGGGCAGCTCGGCTACAAACTGCCGGGCGGGGCCGAAGTGCTGGCGACGATCGCGCAGGCGGCCGGACTCCAATGGAACAACGTCCTGTATCGCCCCAGCGGCTTACTCGATCCGATCACTCCCCTCGCCGGGCTCGAGCTGATTCACACCAAGGGCGCGACGGCGACCGCGTCGAGCGTGCAAGCGCTCGCGGCGTGCGCGGAACTGATCGGGGTCTTCGGGCAGGAAGATGTGACGACGCAGGCGGCCGACCCGGCGCCCGAGCCGGCCACGCCCGCCGTGGCGGGGGTGGACGTCGTCGCCAACGTCAAGGCGAACCTGATCGCGCGTGGGATCTCGCTGCTGGGATCGGACGGAGCGTTCGAGATCACGAAGCGCGTCGCGTGGGCGCTGCGGGAGTCTGGCATCGGCCTGCTCGACAAGCCAACCGGCAACCATGCCGAGTTCCCGGTCGGGAGCGGGAACTTCTTCAGCGTGGATGTCCTCTGCTACCAGGATGGCGTCTATGTCGACATGCTGGTGGCCTCCGGGGCGGCGAATACGCCCGCCTGGCAGATCCAGCCGAGTGCCGCGGACGTGCCGGCGAAGTGGCGGGCGCCGCTTGATCCGGGCGATGTCGGCACGGTGTCGACCATCAATGACAAGTTCGGCATTCACAATGCTCCGTATCCGCGCTCGCCGTGGGCGAAGCGGGGACAACCGCCGTTCTCGCCCTTCGGCTACGACCTCCGCCTCTATACGGGCAATAACACGTTTCAGGATCTCATCTTCCGCTTCCCGGTGCCTTTCCTCTAGATCCGCGCCCTCACCGGGGCGGTCGGGCCGGTGGTGTGGTGGAGTGCGCTGAACAGTGCGCACAGTGCCGGCGAAGAACGCTACGCGCCGGATTGCATTCTGCAAGTGCAGATTGATCCCACCTTCGTTGGCGGGGCGGCGGAAGACGCGCAGGAACAGCGGACGCTGGTGCGGATTGGTGGGACGAACGCGGCCATCAACGCCACCGCCGTCGTGTATCAGGTGTGCGCGATCTGCGATCCGGCGATGCGCTTCACCGACAGCGGCGCGCTGTTCGAGCACGGGGTGGGATCGGCCCACACCTCGAATCTCGACAACGAACGCTTCACCCCCGAAGCCGCGTTCGTCCACCAGGAACAGGTCGGCAATACGACCACGGTGCGCTTGCACTACAAGGGGCCGGGCCATGCGGCGGCGGCGCTGTCTCCCGCGAACGCGGCCGAAGTGGCGAGTGCGCTCACGTTTGCGAAAGGGACGCTCACCTCGGACGCGGCGTTCCACACGGCCAGTTTTTCGCAGATTGCCTATTTCGCGTTGCGCCGGGACGATGGCAGCGGGCACGCTGGCGTGCCCAAGGTGCTCCAACTCGCGAGCTTTACCGGCGATGGCTCCGCGTCGCGCACGGTCGGCTTGTCGCCGCCGAGCGGGGTCCGGCCGGCCTTCGCGCTCGTCGTGCCGCATGACGCCGCCTGGGTCCAGCGGGATCCCTCGCACACGGGCACGACCTCGACGCAGTTCCCCTCGACGGCCAACGCGGCCACCGGCATCACCGGCGGCGGCATTGACTCGATTTCGCTCGGCTCAATCCTGAACACGCTCGGCGTCGTGTATGACGTGTTCGTCATTCCGGGATCGGCCACCGCGGGCAATGGCGGCTGGTCGGTCAATGGTGAGTTCATTCCGGTCGAGCCCGACTCGCCGGCCTTCAGTGAAGGCCCGTGGGATGGCGAACCGGAAGACCCCGAAGCTCCAGACGTGCCCGACGCCCCGACGGACGGGCCGATTGACGAAGACGAACTGGACCCGATCGGCACGGCGACCGACTACGCGACGGGGTGTGTCGCGGCGACCCAACAGATCGCAAACCTCGCCTTGCAGCGGATCGGGGTGAGCAAACGCATCACCGACCTCGTCAACGAACAGACGCAGGAAGCGAGCGCGGTGCGCCTCACCTATACGGAGGATCTGAGTAAGACGCTGCGGGAATTTCCGTGGCCGTTTGCGACGCGCTACGCGACGTTGGTGCTCGTCGCCGGCACGGCCACAGTGCCTGTCAATGGCGATTGGCAGTACAGCTACCGCGTGCCCGCCAACATGATGTTCGCGCGGCGCATCGTGAATCCTGCCGGGACCAAACGCAATTTCGATGCAGACCCGGTGAAGTTCCGGCTCGGGGCGGATGACACTGGCCAACTGATCTACACCGACCAAGTCGGGCCGGTGGAACTCGAATACACGATCCGTCCGACGTGTGCGGCGTCCTCGGGGGATGCGCTCTTCCGGGATGCGCTCTGCTGGCGGTTAGCGGCGAGTCTCGCGCCGACGTTATCACGGGATGCGGAGCGGCAGAAGTTCTGTTTGATGATGTACGAGAATGCGAAAGCGATTGCGCGCGTGCCTGGCGCGAACGAAGGGCAACAGGATAAAGCGGGTGATGCGGATTGGATAAC